CTCGGCCATTTCATGCGCGCGCTGGGTCGCGCCTCGCGACAGGTCGGTGGTGCTCATTTGGTGCCTCCTACGTGGTGATCTGTGCACTTCCACCCTACCACGCGCCGCGTGTGAGCGGAAGACGTGCCCGATGTGACCCACATCACCCTGCCCCCGTGCTGTAGTCACACGGCCCGGTGCACGCGAAAGCGCCCGGCGGAACAGGCGCCCCGCACCAGGCGCACACGTCAGTATTGGCGACGGCACGAGCGTGCGTCCGGCACCATCCGTGCGGCCAGGCGGCTGTGCGGGTCACGTCACAGGCGGTGCCCGGGATATGCCCAGACCCTGCGGCGGCGACCACGGCGGCGTCCACGACGCGGCGCAGGCCCGCTTCGGTGTTGGGAATGCCCGGGTGACCGGCTAGTTCTTGCATTACGGCTCCTCGTGGTGGTTGGGCTGAGCCCGGTTGGACTCCCCGAACCAACGGGGGCGTCGCCACCCCCGTTGGTTCGGAGCACTAACCCGGCTTCCGCATGGCTTCCATCCTGTTCCGTGCCATCTGGATCTGGGTGTTGTTGCCGCATTCCAGGCACCGGGGTTTCATGCACAGGTGACCGGTTCTGCGGCCCTGGGCGACTTCGGAGTCATGCTCGATGAGCCTGAGCCTTTCGATGTTCAAGCATGCGTGCCTGTGCCCGAACCTGCACGCGCAGCACAGGTGTGCCGGTGTGCATGTAGCGGCTGCTTTCATGGCCGTGGCCCCCTTGGGGGACTGGCGACGCCGAACGACCTGGGGTACCGGTCGCCGTTGCTGGAGTAGCAGGCGACCAGGCAGTTCGCACCGGGCCGCCACTCCGGGTGGGCCTGCGCCACGATGAACTGCTTGCCGTTGTAGAACACGGGCCTGCTGCGCATGCCGTTGGCGTGGTTGATCCACATGTCGTGCCTCCTACTTGACTTTGACGATGACGCCGTCGGCCACGGTGACCTGCGCGTACCAGGAGTGCGGCTGCGGCGACCAGGGGCCTTCGAGGTATTCGGTGCCGTCACGCTTGGGGGTGCCCAAACCTGGGGCGAACACGGTGACCTTGGTGCCTTCGGCGACCGCGCGCTTCAGTGCGGCCTTGGTGGGGAAGTTAATGTCGGCGTACATGTTGTGCCTCCTAGTAGGAGAAGCCGTCAACCCAGGTGCGTGCGACGGCGTTGGCGAGATTGCGTGACGAAACGCCGATGAGTTTCATTTCTTCACCGGTGACCGCCCATTCGACCCAGCGGTGCACCACGGCGGCGTCCACGTCCACCAGGGTCCGCATGTCGGCGGTCAGTGCGTCCCACCGGCGTTTCGGACCGTGGTGCCGGCTGGTGAGCTGTACTTCGGCGTCGATGAATGCGGTGAGCCTGTCCGACAGGTGACGGACGCGCCGTTGGTAGGGACTGCTCCGGGTCACCGGAGGCGGAATTACCAGTCCGGCGGCGGCGACCACGGCGGCGTCCTGCTGGCTTTCGTTCATTTGTGCCTCCTCGGGGTCGGGGACGCGGTCACCCGGGACGCGACTCGCGTCCCGGGTGACCTGGGTTGCTGGAGCGGTCATGCGCACTCAGCGTCGATCTCGCGACGGATGCGCTGCATGTCCGCGTGGGTGCAGTCGGACCGGGTCACGTGGTCGCGCTGGTGGAGCGCGTTCAGTTCCTCCGGGGTCAGGGTTCCCGGGGTGATGGTCAACCCGTGGTCGTGCGCGAGGTGCGCGTGGGTGTGATTCATGATCGTTACCTCCTCCGGGGGTTCCGAAGCGGAACCCAGAGCGCGACCGGTTCGGGACCGGTCGCACCCGTGGGTCACGCTGCGGGAGCAGCGGTCTTGGGAGCAGCGGTGGACTTGGACGCGACCCGCGCGACCGTGCGCGGGGAAGCGCTGGTCCTCCGGGGAGCACCCTTGGTCGAGGACGCAGGGGACTTGGTCGCACCCTTGGTGGACTTGGTCTTGCTGGTCCGACCCGGTCGCGCGGTGGACTTGGGAGCAGCGGACTTGGGAGCGGGACGTCCGACGTTCCTGGGTCCGTAGAAGGGATGCGGGGTCGAGTAGCTCCACGCTCCGGGACTCACGTACCCGAAGACCTGACGAGCAGCGTCGAGCGCTTGCTCCCGGGTGATCCCCTGGTGCGTCTTCGGGGACCAGGTCTTCAGGAGGTTCTTCGCAACGTGATCCATGATCGCGGACGCGACGATCTGACCGATTGCGTTGCGACCCAGCGCGGGACTGGTGGTGCTGGTCATGGTGGTCATCCTCTCGGTTGGTGTGCTTGCTCCGCAAGCATATCAGCAGCGTATGAGACCTAATTCGAACACTCACATGGCATGTGTGCAGGTCACAGCGTTTATTCGAACAGCGTGCAGCTATGGTTCGACGTCTAAGCTTTCCCTATGATCTACGTCACACTTTGCAACGTCGCAGGTTACAGCACACATTCGAATAAAGGTAGCAGCAGCAGGTAGTTAGCAACGTTAACGATCGCAGGTCACAGCGTTAATTCGAACAGCGACTCGAACAAGCAGCGTGACAAGACACACACACAGCGTCACTCGCACGTCTGTTCGAGCCACACTGAAACCTCAACACGCCATCGAACAAGCGTTCGACACGGGTTAGCCTTGCAAGTCAGTCAGCTAACCCAAGTCAGTCAGCTCACTAACCAAGGCGAGACGACGTAGGGGGAGGGGGTAGCCACGGGCCGTCACGACCGCGCGACCCACCTCAGTCGAGCGATTTCTCCCTCCGCAAAAATAGGCGTTTTTAACGCCTGAGGCGTCGCCGCAGGTCAGCGGGTCTCTCTTTCCAGATTGCGTTGATGCTGCTTCATTTATCCCGCCACGGCGCAGGGACAGGCCGCACTCATCCAGTGCTTCGCCGCCGCGTGTCTTTTCGTGACAGAAGCAAGACTTGCCGTTGCATTCACGGCAGCTATCCCGTTCACACCAGCAGTCGTCACGCATTGGCTTTACCCCCAGGCGGTTTGCGGTGGGCGACTGTCACCGGGTGTGCCGGTCGTTGTCACGGTGGATGCGTGCGGTGCCGATGCGGGGGCCGAAGTTGTAGGTCAAAGGCACCTCGTCAGGGGCGTTGCCGAACGCACCGGGAAGAATGATTTCCCGGTAGCTGGTGCGCTTTTCGTTGGCGTACAGGGCTGCGAGCTGGGCGTTTGCTTGTTCTTCGGTGTCGTGGGTGCCGACGACCTTGCCACCGTCGTCCTTGACGACCTTCCATTTGCTGCCGGTGTGGACTTTATGCCAGGGCATTTTGTTGTTGCCTCCTTAGCGACGGTCGAAATCGGGAACCGGCACACCTGGTGCCGCTTCGGTGTGAACGGAAGCATAAAGGTCCCTGCCGCAAACACAGTTTCCTGCACCGGAGAAGATGTCCCGGGCGTAGACGTGGGGGAGATGGTACTGACCTGGGCCGGGGCCGATGGAACCTTCGTAGCCGGGGACGCGCAGGCGTTCAGTGAGTCTCATTCCTTCATGCCCGTAACTGGACTGGATGTAGTGAAGTCCCCAGGCGAAATGATCTTCGTCCATTGCGTCTGCTAGCCCGCGGAGCCGGGACCGGATGCGGCCGAGCTTGACTGCCTCGTCCTGGGTGAACTGTTGCGACGACAGGCGAGTGTCGAGCGGGGGGTAAAGGTAGCCGGCGGCTAGGCGGAGGTCGTCGGGCGTGAGGCCGAACTCGTGCGGTTCGTTGCTGGTCACGTGCCTAGTTCCTCTCCGGGTGCCCGCAGGTCAGCGGGTTTCTTTCCAGATCGCGTTGACGATTATGCCGACACATATGACGGTGACGCCGCCCCAGGTGAGCCAAGCGAGAAGCATCCGGTTTCCTCGGTCGGAGGTCGAGGGCTGCACGTATCTCCGCGGCGGTGACCGGCCCATGACCGGATTCGTCAGGCCCAAAAACGATCATGACAGTCTGTCGAAGCGGAGGTCCAGGTGCCCGGTTTCGAGGTACCACCCGCCGCCTTGGTCGCTGCGGACGGCGGTGCACCCGCGGCGGCAAACGTCGCAGTGGAGGTCTTCTTGACTGGCGAGTCGTTTGCAGGGGAGCTGAGTGAACGCTGTGCACCGGCATTTCGCCAGGTCAACTGTCATGTGGGGCTGGTTATCATTCATGGTGTTGCCTTGGTGTGAGTGTCTTGATGTACACCAGGCTGGCCCAGCCGATCAGGGGGTTGAACCAGACGTTGTGCCAGAATCCGGTCATGGGGTCGCTCGCAGGTGGTGGAGGCAGCCTGCGCAGATGGCGTCACCGTCGTAGATGGTGTCGGCGGGGCGGGGCGGGGTTTGGCCTTCGGGGGTTTGACGGTGCTTGCCGGGGTGTTCGCATTCGTGGTTGAGGCACCGGTAGCAGAGCAGGGGGCTAATGATGTTCATGGTGGTAGGGTATCACATAGCGCCTGACCTGCGGGAAGTCTCACTTCTCCACCGGCGGGCAAGCGGCCTTGAGTTCTTCGCGCCACCCTGGGATCTTGGCGGCCATGTCCTCGGCCTGGTGAATGAATCCTTCCAGCATGCAGTGTTTGCACAGGTAGCTGGCGTGTCCGTGAACCCAGTCCATCACCGAATCGACGACAGTTTCGGTGGCTAGGTGGTCGCAGTACTGGCAGGTTGTTCCCTCGGGAATGCCGGTCATGACATGTAGTATACCAGCGAGGTGCCCTTGACCTGCGGTGACTTGCCTTCCGTCACCGGCGGGTAAGAACGGAAGCCCTTGGTTTCGGACAATAAAAAACGCCGCCCGGAGCATGCTCCGGGCGGCGTTTCGATAGGTCGCCGGGGGTGGAAGGGAACGGGATGGCATGTCGGGTGGAACAGGGTCGGCCCGGCTTGTTCTGTCGAGGGAGTGGAAGGGTGCGGAACGGGCCGGTCGGTCGTAGGGATGGGAGCGGGAGGGTTCGTCGTAAGGAACGGGACGGGCCGGAGAGGGCCGGTTTGTCGTCCGGGTTGGGGTGGACGGTGCTGGCGAGGACTGTCGGAGGGGCTGGGTCGGCACGTCCAGGTTCGTCACGCGGGCGGGGGTGGGGCGGTCGGACTTGTCAGTGGGGGGGGCGCGGCGTGGTCCGTCGTCCGGGGGCGGGCCGTGTCGGCTTGGGGGGTCGCGGGGGCGGGAAGGCGCGGGGTGGCCAGAGTAGTCGTTCGGTTCGGGTTGGGCCGGTGGGTGTAGTCGTGGGGGTGCGGGCAGGGCAGGAGCGGCCAAGCATGGTCGGTCGGGCCAGGGGAGGATGGGCCAGGGCCGGGGGGTGTAGTCGTGTGGCTTGGGCAGGGCAGGAGCGGCTCGACTTGTCACGCGGAGCGGGCGGGACAGGGATGGCTTGTCACGAGGCCCGGGGCGGGCAGGCATGACGCGGCACGTCGGTAGGGGCGGACTGGGGCTGGGATGGCTCGTCGTCTTGGCACGACTCGGACAGGGACGGCACGGCATGTCGGTTACGGGGTGGCATGGGCGGACTGGGCCTGTCGGTACGGTGTGGCAGGGTGGCCGGGAGGGGATGGCTGGTCGTGGGGGATTGGTGCGAACGGGGACGGCCTGATTCGTCACGCGGGAAGGGCCGGAGTGGGTAGTCGCGTGGGGTGACTTGGGCAGGTGAGGTGGGTCGGTTCGGCATGGATGGGGCCGGGGTGGCAAGGCCAGTCATATGGGCGGGCAGGCCGAGCGCGATTTCGTCGGTTCGGGTAGGCCGGGGCCGGGAAGGTCCGGCTGGTCGGGTGTTAGCTTTCCTGATCCCAGCGAACCACCTCATAGCGGCCAAAACCCTGCGATCTGGACGCGCCGATGCCCTCTAGCTGACCGGTCAACCAAATAAGCCCCCACTCGTCGCGGGAAAACTGGTAGTCGGACATGATGGTGAAGTCCAAATCCACTTCGTGGCAGAAGTCCTCGTAGGAAATGGCGTCGCCACGCCACGTGTGCACCATCTTTTGGAGAGTGCCGTCGGGGTGGTCGAGGTGGCTGCCGTCGCGCATCAGGTGCAGCTTCTCCTCGGCGACGAACACATGCTCAGCGACGAAGGAGTAGAGCCCCTTCTTGGTGACGCCCCAGCCGCCCTTGCGCAGCTTGTTCGCAGCGACCGCCACCGAGACGGCTTCCTTCAAGGCGGACTTCAACTGCCGCCCTTCGATGAACAAGCCGGCCCGGTCCTGTTTAAACCCGTTCTGCCCGACCATGGACCCGGCCACTTCAGCGATGGCCTGGTCTTGGGTGATGGCGTCACCGGCGGCGGCACGGTCAGCCATGGTGCGGAGCACCAGTTCGGAGATTTCGCCAGGCGACCGGGTGTCCTTCAGCTTTGCTGAGATCCACCCGGTCACCTGCTTCTCGTCGGCGGGGACGCCGCCGCAAAGGGTGGCAACGTGAAGGCGGCCAACGTAGCGGTAGGGCCAAGCGCGGGACTGAAGATCAGCAAAAACAGATGGCATTTCGGTTCTCCTTTTGGGTGATTTTGTCGTGGGAAGGTGCTTGGGTGGCGCGGCGCGGTTAGTCGTTCGGGACAGGCATGGGGAGGGGTGGGCGGTGCGTCGCGCGGGAAGGAGCGGCCGGGTTTCGGCAGGGCTCGTCGCAGGAGCAGGGGCGGGTTGGGCCGGCTTGTCGCGGGGGTGAGGGCCGGAAGGGTATGGGTCGTCGCCAGGGTGGGGGGGGTAGGGTCTGTCGCTCGGGCTGGGCTGGGTAGTCGCGGGGGTTGGCCTGGGCTGGGTCGGCGCGGGTGGTCGAAATGGCGGGGCTCGTCGGCGCGGGTGGGGTAGGCCGGGGCTGGCTGGTCGCAGGCGCGGGTCGTCGCGGGGGACAGAACGGGTCGGGATGGGCTTGTCGGGGCGTGAAGGAAGGTGGCGGGGTGGGGTGGACAGTGAAGTCGCATGGTTCGGTGCGGAACGGCCGGGCGCGTCGCCGGGTGCGGGCGGGGCAGGGATGGGCAGTCGCAGGGGTCGGGGCGGGGCGACATGGATAGTCGGCCGGGGCAGGTCTGGGGCGGGGCGGTGCGTCGTCCGGGCGGGAGCGGCGGGGGTTGGGGTCGGTCAGGTTCGTCGCGGGGGCGGGGCCGAATCGGTCAGGTCAGTCGCCCGGGTCGGGCCGGGTAGGGGTGGCTTGTCGGTAAGGGTGGGGGAGGCCAGGAGCGGCTGGTCGTGCGGGGCAGGAGTGGGTGGGGGTGGGATGAGTAGTCAGGTGATCGAATCGAGAACGGCCTGAAGCTCCTCGGCTGAGAACACGTCGGAAACGGTCTGGGTGTCGTCGAGTCGTTCGGCGAGCAGATCGAGGAATCTGATTCTTCGCTGGTAGTACCGGACGTTGGCTTCGGCCCGATGCTGAACGAATCTGACTTCAGTCCGGTTCATGTCACCGAGACGCTTCCGCACCGGCCGGCCGTCCTGGTTGGCGCAGTGCCAGAGTTTGGAGATTTCGTGGATAGGTTCGCTGTTGCCGGCGGCTTCGGCCGCCGCGATGGCACCTTCGAGCTGCTCGACCTGTTAGGCGAAGGCTCCTTTCTGTGTGTCGCGGGCGTCACGTGCGCCGGTCATGCGGCTCAGGTGAGTGATGTAGGCGGTGAGGGTTTCGTACCGCCTACCCCATAGCCATCCGCGGAGCGTGCTGCTGGGCAGGATGGTGTCGATGAGTTCTTTTGCGGCAACGGCGGATATGACGGACTGGTTTTCGGTGAAGTATGTCTCGACCGCCTGCCGCACCGGGTCCTGATATTCACTCATACTCTAGTATACCACGTTTTAAGGTGTCCCCAGAATATGCGCGAGCGCGTAGTGTCCCCGGTACCCGGGGCGTGTCCAGTACGCCGCCTGACATTCGGGGCAGCGGTACCGGGGGAACCAAGAGTAGAACGGCACCGGGATGGACGGCACCCATTCACCTTGACTGTTCTGCGTTTGCGTGTTCATGCCGTCTCGGTGATCTCCACACCGTCGCCGCTGATGGTGACACCGTTGTCGAAGGTGGCACTGTTCAGCCACTCCGGGTAGCCGGGGATTTCGTCTGCCGGGTTTTTGGTTACCAGGGTGGCTTCGAAACTGCCTGCGACGCAGCAGTCATCCCAGGTGACGTGGTATTTGGTGCCGACTGTTGCGTCGGTGAGCCACTGGGACTGGATGTCTTCAGCTCTCATAACCATGACTCCATCTCAGTCCAGCCGTCATAGCGGCTTGAAGCCTTCTGTGTTGTACACGTCTGCGAGGGTGAGACTGCGTGCGCAGCGGCGATGGTATTCGCGCCAGCGTCCGTCGCCGTGTCCCCAGCCGAGGGTGACGTAGACGTGGAACATTTCTCCGTCGTCGCGTGCTCGCTGACTAATAACTTGGTAACAGTAGTCGCAGACCACCTGGTCGGCCATGGTCTTGTCTCCTTGAATTAGCGGTAGAACATCAGTGCCTGCCGTCAGGCCACGGCGAAAGACGCCAGGTCAGCCACACGGCGACCAGTCCTGCTGCTATCTGGGTCAGGTTCCAGACCATCCTGGTTCTCCTTCGACGACGTCTGGCACCTCAGTGCCAGGTATTTCGTGGAAGCCGACGTGAAGCCAGTAATCACCGGCCTTTATGTCGCCGCCGCTGATCGCGGCCCACTGCTCAGTGATCTTCGTCCAGCGAATAACAGGCTCGTCGTCGGTGAGCTGGTAACCCTTAGCGGTGAGCACGTCACGGGCCATGACAGCCCACTGGGGGCTTGGGTGAACGACGCCGTCGTAGAACTCGCGGTCCACGATCATGCCGAACCAGACTCTCATCGGGGTCTGGCCCGGTGGGCGACTGACAGCCAGAACTCACGATCCTTACGGTCGAACTCGGCGCGCTCAGCTTCGGTGCAGCAGGCGTCGAACAGTGCCGCTGTCGCTGGTGTCATTCCCTTGTAGAAAGGCTTCTGCGGGCGCAGGTGCCGCTTGCGGGCAACGAACAGTTCGGGGAGGTAATACTCCTCCTTCGTGACTTGCAGATCCCGCAGGGCTTGCTGGAGGACCGGGACATCGTCGTCGGTGATTTCTTCGCAGTCCGCGGTGGCCCAGGCAAACACGTCGTTGCACTGGGCGAACAGTTTGATGCCACCGTCATCGGCGGTCCGCCACATGAGGCCCTCGAAAAGCTCGGCCTGCTCGAAGGCTGCGAGGACTTGGATCAGGGCGTAGGAGTCCATTGGGTCAGACCTTCGCTGGGAACTGGGCACGGTCGGCGTGCTGGCAGTCGCACCAGGTTCCGCCTTTGCAGTCCTCGTGATGGTTGTCCTGGCAACGTTTGCAGATCATCCTTGCGCCCAGAGGGTTTCGTAGGTGCTGATGAGCCACCGGTCGGCTGCTTCCCGGTCGGGGCGTTCAGGCAGTTCGGAGGTGATACGGAGTCGCTTCAGTGCTTCTTCGAGACTGACGGTGACTTCGAGGGCTTCGGCCTGGGTGTGCTTGCCGACGCGCAGGTCGGTGATCCAGGTCCGCCAGGGTTCCGGAACGGGCAAGGTGATCCGGCCGGTTTCCATCAGCTCAACGCCCTGGAGGCCGAGACGGACCATGTGCCCGGCGAATTTGGTATCAAAGCCGTACTGTTCCACTAGTTCGGCGCGGGTGACGTCGCGGCCTTTCCCGTCGCGGGACAGCAACGACAGTCGCTGACGGTTCAGGTAGCCGAGGAACCGTTCACCTACCTGCCTGCTGATGATCATTTCCGGGTGGGCGAGGAGTTCTTTAGCTACCGGGTGGAGCACCAGGATGGCGTCGTCTGGGACGAACAGTGGCAGGAGGATGGTGGGGTTGCCGGCGAGGGCAAGGTTCATCCATTTACGGGCGGAGTTGTGAGTGAGAAGCCCATCGGCGATGTAAGTGCGGGTGCTAGTTTCCATCGCAACCATCGGCCCATCCGGCAGTGGTGCGGTTTCCTGTACGGTGGCCCGGCCACACGCCTGCAAGCTGCGGGCCTCCCAGAGTCGGTTCAACTCGGGATGCCGCAGTAGTCGTTGTGGTTGGACAGTGCCAAGGAAACGCATCTGCTCGGTCCAGTCACCCGCAACATGTACGGCGCTACAGCCACTTCTGGTTGGCCCGTTGGTGCGCGTCTTGAATCCACGGCCCGCCATAAGTTGCTCAACGTATGGGATGTCTGGACGCCCGGCCTTCTGTGCCCAGGAGAGCCGCGAAGTACTGCCCGTGAAGTTCAAGCAACCGTCTGCGTCAAACTGTCCCGCAAGGTAGCCCGATTCCCATGAGCGCTCAGACTCCCATACCGGCAGCGAGTAGATCGCGTCTCCTGACTGCAACTCGTCGGCACGTAGCCAGCGCGCCCGGCGGGTGTTGTTAGCCCGGCAGGTTTTGCACTGACATTCTCTCCGCACGAAGAATAGGTGACCGGGCGTGACGATCGTCTCTCCTTGCGAGGTAACTACTCGCCACCGCTCCATAATCCGCGTCTCAATAGCAGTCACGATGCCTGTTGAGAAGTGCCGATGCCGGCGGCGTGATGGTGAGCCTTCATCGAAGGTGACGAGGTGCTGGCCGACGGTCAAGTCCCCGATTGCGGCCCAGTCCAACTGTGCCGTGAGAACCTTGCTCGCTGGATTATGACAGTAGATGGTGAGGTCAAGATCGCCTGGGCCGCTGCGGTGCCCTTCAGGCTGGGTGCGGGTGATGTACTGCTCGAACCGCTGGAGGCCGATGACGTATTCGCGTGGCTCTACGCAGATTCCCATTTCGTCGCGGTCGTCTTGGGCTTTCACGGATATGCCGTGAACGGTGGAGCCGACGACGCAGCGGAAGATGGTGCCGTTCTCGGCGATGCGCTGGTGACTGGGGGTGGCGTGCTTGTGGTATCCGGTGGGCATCTATCTAGTATACCACTCACCGGCTAGTCAAATGCGGTGACCGGCCCGGCAGTACCAGGTGCCACGCTGCTCGATCCACTCGACCGACTGTCCGCACCGGCACTGCGCATCACCCTGCTGAAACCAGGGTCGTGTCGCGCACGCCCGGCACCCCATATCAGGATTGAAGTGCCGGGCGTGGCTGGTGGTGGTGTCGTATGCGATGAACGTCCCGTTCGCCGTGACAAAGGAACCACAGCCCGAGCAGGTGTGCCAGGAGATCGGCTGATGCGTGGTGACGACGACACCGGCACCGCAGCAGGAAGTTCCGTCATTCATGGCGTTATTATCGCTCTCCTTAGGCGGGGGGGTGGGTGTGACCTGCCCTGTCAGTGCGAAACGTCACTTTTGCCGCAACCGCGGCGAGGGCCGCACCCCCCACGTGTGGTATGGTACCGCCATGTCTGGTGCCCGACCGTCCCGCCCACACCCCGCCACCTGGGTGTGGGCCAGCGGCAAGGCCACCAGATTTGGGATCTGGTAAACGCGGGTTCGAGTCCCGCCACCCAGACCTAGATCTCGCGGAGCTGGTGTTCGCCGCCGAGTGAAACGCCCGTGATCGTCAGCGAGGATGGGTTGGTCTGAGCCTCAGTGGCCGCGCCGACGCTGTTCCCGTTACTGAATGACTTCATTTTTTTTTCTCACTACTCCTTTGTGCTTGTTCTTCGACTTGATAGGCACTCTGGCATACTACTTCCAGTCCGTTTCCGGGTCGCATTCGACACAGCCTTCCCCACGGCAAAACGAACAATCACCGATACGACGGCGTGCTTCCTCGATGTCATAACCAGGCGGGGTGAAGTTCGCCCGGCAGGTGTCACCGCAGAACACCCGCTGAATCTCAGGGAAATTGTGGCGCTCGGGGGGGATAGGCCGCCCGCAGGCCCAGCAGGGCATGCCGCAGCTCATGACCGCAACGCCTTGCGCAGCGAAACGAGGTGCCGGGCGAATGCTTCCGGGTTTTTTCCGTCCCGTTCTGCGCTGAGGGCCATTTTCCAGGCTGTTTCCGGCGGCACACCGTCATCGGTCATGATGTCGTAACCTGCTGAGGCCGCCGCGCTGACCCCGGCCAGCCGTACTGCGCTCTCAATGTCAAGCATGTCGATCTGGCCGTCAGCGTGAGCCGCGAACGATCGCGGCACTCCTGACGGTGCCCCCGCCACCGCATTAATAGCCGCGCGCAGGCGTGCATGTTCATGCCTGGTGAGACCGCTCATGTCTCAATCTTCCCGAGCGCCCAGTGCAGCATGCCTGTTTTCTCCATGACATTAAGGTCAGGCGTGCTGGCCAGCCACCAGGCGATGTTGCCATCTGAGTCGAAGCCTTTGACGATGGTGACGGCTTCGAGGGGCTGTTCCAGGTCATTGTCGGAGTCGTCAGGCGGGACGAGTTGCATGCCGAGCAGGGACCATTCGGTTTCAGCCATTAGGTCTCCTCGAAAAGAGCAAGCTGGTCACATTCAAGGCAATTTGCGGTGTGCACGTGGTCAGGTTCGGCCCAGTTGCAGGCACCTGGCGGGACGTGCTGCCGGTAGCGCAGCCAGCCGGTGTTCCCAATGTCACCGGGCGGGATAGCGATGCGTTCGTATCTTTGGCCTGGGTGGATGGGCTTGCGGCATGAGTCGCAGCGGTGCGCGTGCCGGGCGGTGTGCGCGGTGCGCAGGACCGTGGTCATACCGTCTAGTATACCACCCGGGTATTCCTACCCACAGTAAAAGCTCAGAACCAGCCCCCCACCGAGCCCACCTGCGCGAAATCAGCACGGGACGTCTTCACCACGCCGGACACCACGAACTTGCGTTCCATCCCCGCCGGCAGCGTGTTAACCAGCCGAAGCGTCACCGTGTCACCACCGTGGAACAGGTGAGTCACGCCACCCTTCAGGGTCAGCGACCCGACCATTCCGTTGCCGTTCGCCTCAGTGTGAAGCTGCGCATCCAGGCGAAGCGTCGTCGCATCGCCGAGGATGCAATCCACCGGCCCGGAGTAACCGCCGATCTGCTGCGCGCGGTAATAGGAACCAGCCGGAATCATCGTGGCACCGCGGCGGCGGTAGCGATCAGGTTGAGCGTCTCGATCGTTGCTGTATCACCGGGCAGGAACGGTCCTGACAGGCCGCCGGTCGGATTCCAGAACGTCATCATGGCGATACCGCCGTGAGCGGCAAGCCACTGGTAAATGCCGGTGAACCATGCAGGCCGTTTCTCCGGCTTGAACGTGTTGGTCTCCGCGACCACCCGGGGGCCGGGAGGCATCCGCGCCGACCAGTCCGACAGTTCCTTGACCGGGTCAGCGAACCCGGCCCAGTCGTAGGAGTCCACGCCGTAAAAGTCCATGTCCTTAACACACCAGCCAGCGTCCGCGTGGGCGGTGATCACCGGGCCAACTAGCACGTTGCCCGTGGTGGCGTGAGTCAGGGCGAACAGATAGTTGTGGATGTCGGCCAGCTCGGACATCGTCGGCCCCGTGGCACGTCCCGAATGCAGCTCTGGCTCATGCCAGGCGGTCAGCAGGCTTCCGGGTGGTGCGTCGTGCAGCGCGGCCTTGATCTGGGCGTCTAGCGTCCCGGCCAGCAGATCGTCATGCTTGGGATAGATGGACCAGTGGCACGCCTGACCGGTGGGCATCACCGGCCACCCCAGGGAAAGAGCCTTGAAACTGCGCTGGATAGTGATAGGCCCAACGTAGGGTGACACGTCGGCGTACCTGTTCTGGTTGCAGCCGAACCGCATCGGGGCACCAGGCGGAGCTGCGACAGTGAGCGCGACCGTGCCGGTGGCGGATTGCCCGGTTGCGGTGTCGGTGACCGTGACGGTGACCGGATAGGAACCCGGCCCGGGGGCCGTGGCGGTGAACACGGCTGGACTGCCGGAGCCAGGAGCCTTCACCCATGTGCTGCCACCAGCAGCGGTGGTCTCGGCCGGGTCGGTGCGGCCATCAGCCACGGTGAACGTGATCTCCAGCATCCCCGCGCGGCCTGCCATGTCGGTGGCCTCGTAGACCGACGATTCAGCTAGGTCCGACATGCCGGGGGTGTAGGTGACAGTCAGCTCTGCCTGCTCACCTTCGGTGTAGGTGAGCTTGCTGAATGACAGGCCAGTGACGGTGGGGGGCTTCATGCTGTCACCTCAATCTCCCTGGCCACGACGTAAAGGTTCGCTTTCATCACATCGTCCTTCCCTGCGTCAGGACGTAGTTGCCGTCCTCGTAGGTGATGTCTGCGAACCAATTCTCGCTGATGACGAGCCGCTGCCGCACGCCTGCGTTGTCCCGGGCACGGTCACATGCCTCGTTCACATCGGAGTCTGTCAGCACGCCCCAGTTGCAGAACGTGAGCAGGACCAGTTCGCGGTTCAAACCGACACCTCGTTGGTGAGGTACACCGCGGCCCAATGTCCCTGGGCGAACCCGGCGACGGACACGCCGGACAGTGTGGTGATGACTAGGTTGCCCGCGTCGTCGATGGAGAACTCGTCGCCATTAATGGTGCGCGTGGTGCCGTCGGTCAGGAGAACAATCATGACTTGAACATTACGCTGGGGGCAGGTCGAATTCGCCGTTTTTCACCCCGGCGATGAACACCCGCCATTCTTCCGGGGTGAACGTCGCCTGGCCAGCAGCCGGGTGGGTGGCGTTACGCACCGTCACCACGCCGGTCCCGGCGTTGCTGTTGTCCACCGTGACATTGTGCCCGGTTGTGTCCTTCGCCCAGCCGTCGGCGATCACTTCGACACAGATACAGGCGTGGTGCTCACAGAACGATGACTGTCGTGCCGTTGTCATAGTTTCTCCTTATCGGATTCGGCTGCCGCCTTGAGCCCGTAGATGATGGCTCCCCGGACCATCTTCCGGTACCGTTCGCTGGCCAATTTTAGGGCCAGGTTCGCCAGCCACACCGCGAACCGGCTGCGGCGCGCGTAATCGGCGGTCTTGGGCATGACTGTCACTTATTGCCCGTCTTGGCGTCGCCCTTCTCGGCCTGCTCACGTTCCAAGGTGGAGTACGTCACCGACTGCCCGCCACGAGCGGCGCGCCTCACCGCGTTGGTGGTCACGGCGAACGACGCGGCGTACGCACCAGCGTTGGCGGTGTTGGTGGACAGTGTGGACCCCCGGTTGACGCCGAAGCTGCCAGCTTCGCTGAAGGCGTCGAAGTCCGCACCGATGAAGACAACGTCCCAGCCGTCGGCGGTACGGTCCCCGATCAGCTTCCCCACGGCTGCCTTGCTCCACTCGCGGGAGGCGTTCTCCAGGCCGTCGGTGGCGATGACCACGAACACGCGGTCAGGCTTCTCGGATTTCGGCAGCTTCTCGATCTGCTCGGATTCGGCCGTGATGACAGTGCCGACGGCATCCAGCAACGGGGTGCCACCACGCGGCACGCACATCCAGTTGAACCACGCGACGCGATCGGCGATCTTGTCCGTGCTGGCAGTGTCGAACTGCCAGGCAGTGAACGTGACACCGTCGCCCTTCTGTGCCTTGACGTACCCGGCGATACCGGACGTCGCCACGGTGGCCTTGGTCTGCTCCGACCCCGGGTCGGCGGGTTCGTTCATCGAGCCGGTGCGGTCGAGGATGAGGATGTGATAGATACGCTTCAGCTTGGCCGTCTTGCTCATTTGGGCTCCCAGATCCAGGTGTCGTATTCGGTCTTCTGCCTGCGCTGCACTTTGCCGCGGGATTCCAGCCGCCGGAGCGTGCCGGCAACGTTTGCCGCAGCGGCCCTGGAACCGCCGATGCCCAGGGCGAGAGCGATCTGGCGGGAATCCCTGGGATGTTCATGGAGCACAGCGAGTATGTCGTCGCCGCGGCTCATTTCTTGATGTTTTTCTGCCCGATGGCGTCAGCGCCGCATTCGTCGCAGCTTCCGTCTTTCACGTTGCCGTGGACAGGCCCGGCGTCTGGCTTGTGCTTGCCGTCGGCCTTCTCGGTGAGAATTTTCTTGCCCGTGTCCGGAGGCTGATTCTTGGACATCATTCATCTCCTTCGCGTAGGGCCTGTTTCACGTGTGCTCCCAGTAGGCGGGGCAGTCGCAAGGCCCGTCGCCGAAGTCGCTGACTTCGCAGCCGGAGTAGCCGTGTTCGGCGGCCTCGTGGGCGCAGGTGCATTGCGGCCCGTCCAGGGGCGGGAAAAGGAAGTCCGATTCGTAGTCTTCCCAGCCAGTGTCGTCGTCGGTGGTCATGCTCCCCTAGTATACCACCCAGGTCCGGGCCAGGTAGTGACCGTCATCGGATACGGGGTGAGGCCCCGGATGCGGGAGGGGAAGCAGGGCCGGGGCCTCACGATCGAAGGAAAGATTCAGGCGTGGTGGTACATGTTCGGGCCGACGACAAGCCCCAGCACATGCCAAACATGGTGAGTTATGTTCAGCCCACCAGCGGCAAGGAAGAAAACAAGCTGCATGGGTACCTCCTCTCATGGCCCCCAAAGGGCCTTCTCGTCACCAGTCTCATCCCCACCGAGGTATTCGCGCCAGGGTACGAAGCCATCTATCGTCCAGAATCCCCAGTCGCGGCTCCGCCTGCCGGTAATCACCAGCGTCCAGAGCTGCCCGCGCACCTCGGTGATCTTGTGCGCCCGCCCCTGCGACATCAAGTGCACCGAGCCACGGCGGCGCAGGAACCCCATACTGTGCACATCGTTGCGGACCCGGCCCTTGCCCGCCCAAACTCGCTCTTCGTAGCTGCCTGACAGGATCACCGACATGAACGGCCACGGGTGGTCGTGCGGGTCGCGGTCCACGTCAGGCTGGTGGATACGGTGCAGGTACACACCGAACAGTGGGGTCTGGACAAGCCGCAGCCGGTCCAGGAACGGGCCGTTCGACTTACGGACCTGGAAGCCGTTCATGAACGCCCAACGGTGCGGGTAAGCGGATGTTTTGTGGTCCTGGGCCATCAGGGCTCCTTCAGCAAAACGCGGTATTTTCGTGGCACAGATGCCGCAGCGAGTGTCTCACCTGGTACTGCGACTGACCGACGAAGACGTGGTGCAGCACGACACCGCCCGCAACTAGCCCGAACATGGTGATGACGATTCCCAGGCACCAGAGCGCCAGTTTCACCCGCTGACTCACCGGACACTCGCCGCGATCCGCTTGATGCTGTCCACGATGACGGGAACCTGGGCCAGCTTGTAGTGGTGGCACACGCCAGCGGTCAGGACGCCTTCGTCGCCTTCGCGAACGTACCGTCCGAGGTAATACTTCAGGGTGTTGATGGTGTGAACGTTCGCCGTCAGCCACGCACCGCGAGGTGCGGCGTCGAACAGTGAGTACGCCGTCACCACCCTGTTGTCAGTCACAGTCACCTGGGCCTTCACCGCCCCACGCCACGACGCATGGGCAGTGGCGGCAGCCCGCATAGTAGTGACATGCGGGTTTGTGCTCGCAACAGTAATGCCGGGACTGCGTGGTGTACGGGACATCAATGTCGAGCAGCACCGCCTGGCCGGGCTTTCTTGCCATGTTCTTCGATCCTTGGTGCCCCCGCCGGAATCTAGGAAACCGGCGGGGGCGGTTGGGTGGCTCCCTCTCGACGGAGGGATTGAGACCGATCGCACCTGCGCTTACGAGGGAGCCACGTTCAGGTAATTCTTACTGGTCGGCCGGCGAGGGCTGGTGCGGCGCGACTTGGCGTGCCGGTCGTTGGTCAGAGCAGCGTGATGCGTTCGATCTTGCCGCCCTCGTGGTGCCGGATGTACAGGCCGCCGCCGTTGGTGACTGCCTCGGCGGCCTCGCCCATGAGAACGGCGCCCTTGTTGATGGCTTCGGTTTGCGAGAACTCGAACACGGTGGCGGCGGTCCGGATCGCGGTCCAGGCACGGGGCACGAAGTTGACGGTGATCTTGTGAAGGGTCCTCTTTCGGGCGGTGAGGTTGTGCCGCTTTGCGGTACTGGTGGTTGCTGTCATACCTCTATTGTACATACGACATACAGTCCCGTCAAATCGACAAGCTAGTGCGCCGACATGAAGGTCTTGATAACCGTCACGACAACCGCAACGGCGACGACCGTGTAAACCAATCGCATGACATTCCGTACGGCCCGTTGCGGGGCGCTGTGCGTGTCGTAACTAATGTTCCACCAGTGCGGCGGCTTGCCGGCCCAGTTCTGGTACCTGCTTCCGTCCCCGCCGAACGGCTGGTCATCATGATCGCGGGTCATTGGCATCTCCTTCTAGCTGGGTCACGGCCTCCTTGGCGGTGATTGGCGTGACATGGGGGTGGTGGTGGCCGCAGATCATGTGGACGGTGTCACCGACCTGGTGCTGCGGCCGGCGCCAGCACCACCAGGCGTACTGGCAGGTGTGGTGACGCCAGATCAGACTCAGCGCACCGAAAACCCCGCCGAGTGCGACAATGCTCCAGGGAAAAACACCGCCAAAGGCTGACCAGTAGCCGTAGGCACGGCAGGCTGTGAGCACACTGGGAGGAACGACGCAGTAGTCGGTGCCCGTGTGGACGGCTATCCAGGTCTGCCCGCCGCCCGCGTCCCACCAGAACCCGATCGCTAGAGACAGTACGGTCATGGAGGCTAGGAGCAGCCAGAACCTCCTCATGACCTACTCTTTTTGGTTGTCCATGCCTTGTGCGCAAGGGGCGAGGCGTATTGAGGCTTGGTCATGCTGTCAGCTTGAGGTTGAGCGTGCTCAGGGCGTTGATCATGGCAGTCAGTGAACGGTCTAGTTCTGTCACCTGTGCTTCGGTGATGGACGCATAGATGTCACCACAGGGCTCATCCTTGCACCGGTGGCCAAATACGAGGGGGTCATGACAGGCGCACATCCGTCCTACACTACTACATTACCGGGAACCGCTTCTAGTTCCGGGTAAAGACCCAGGTCAAAGGCTTCAACGAAGTCCTCCAGTTCGGGGGGGATGGTTAGCATCTGCGCCCGTGCGCCCGGGTAATAAACCACGATGACCGTCTTGCCCACCGCCACTTCGGTACCGGAATCCGGGAAGCCCGCCAGGCGGAGGGTCTTCCTGAGGAACATCGCCAGCGGGCAGGTGTGGGAGGACTTGCGCCTGCCCTTACAGCCCGCGGCGTACAGGTACTTGTGAACAGGCTCATTGAGGTTCAGCAAGGTCGTGAGACCGCGCTGAACCTCGATCTTGGCTTGCTCGTTCTTGTCGAGCGCGTGACGGCTCATGTGACGATCCTCCTTTGTTTGTAGACTCCCAGGCATGGAACGCCTCGGAGAGCAGCGATTGAAGCTAGCCACCCTCACCCGGTTCCCGGGTAACGCCCGCATCCACGCGGACGACCAGATCAGGGCGTCGGTGAAGCGGCTCGGGCAGTACCGTCCACTGGTGGTTCGCGTACTGGACGGCGACTCGATGGTGATACTTGCCGGTAACGGCACCGCTGATGCCATGCAGGCTGAAGGTTTCACCGAAGCGGACTGTGCCCTCCTCAAATGCAGCGACGATGAGGCCGCCCGGATCAACGTCGCTGACAACCGGATCTCCGACCTGGCGACCGACGACAAGGACGCCCTCGTTGAACTACTGTCCTACTTCGACGGCGACTACGAGGGCACTGGCTGGAGTCCCAGCGAAGTAGACCGCATGATCGACCCGCCTCTCCCCGATGAACTCGGTGACGGTGAGGAGGCCGGAATGCGGTGGGGCATCATCGTCGAGTGCGGCACTGAGGACGAGCAGCTTCGCCTCCTCGAACGACTGTCGGCAGACGGATTGTCTGTTCGGGCGCTCATGACATGACGTTGCCAACGTGATGGGGGCAGACGTGAAGGCTCACGTGTCAGTTTCATCACCGGTTCACCTGACACCACGGGTCCGGCAAATGTCGGGGTTGTTCGATGTGCCGCTGGAAGACAAGCTGACGCTGACGTGGGACCACGACCTGCCGGTAGAAGAACACCCGTGGAACATTGGCTTGATCTACGGCCCGTCCGGTGCCGGTAAGACCTTGCTGGCGCAGCAACTGTGGCCAGGCCAGGTCGCAGCGACCTACGACTGGCCCCCCGACGACGCTGTCATCGACGGCTTCCCCGCGGAGATGGGCGTCCGGGACGTCACCGGCTTGCTGTCGTCGGTGGGGTTCGGTTCCCCGCCCGCGTGGATGCGGCCCTACCGGACCCTGTCCAATGGTGAAGCGTTCCGCGCCACCGTCGCCCGTGCTCTCGCCGAAACCAACGGGCTTGTGGTACTCGACGAGTTCACATCTGTAGTGGACCGCCAGGTCGCAAAAGTGGCATCCCACACGGTGCAGAAGACGGTGCGGAAGGCAGACCGCCAACTGGTCGCTGTTACCTGTCATTATGATGTCGAGAAGTGGCTTCAGCCAGACTGGGCCTACGACGTTTCCGCCCGTGATTTCGCGTGGAGGCGGGTTCAACGCCACCCACCACTCAAACTCGAAGTCCATGCCTGTGACCGCTCCCTCTGGCGAATGTTTGCACGTCATCACTATCTGAGTGCCTCCCTTCACACCACGGCGAAGTGTTTTGCCGCGTATTGCGACGGCAGGCCAGTTGCGTTCAGTTCGTACCGGCATTTTCCCCATCCGAAGGTGCGGGACATTCAGATGGCGCACCGGGTGGTTGTGTTGCCCGACTGGCAGGGACTCGGCATCGCCAAGCGCCTTTGCGAGTGGCAGGGCCAGTACCTCGCCGACCGGGGGTACCGGTACCGGTTCGTCACCGCCCACCCTGGGCTGGTGCACTACTTCGTGGCGTCACCACGGTGGAAGTCCACCGTCCGGTCGAGGCAGCTCGGCACCGGGAAGCGGGTGGGTCCAAAGCGGGGCGGTATGACCGCCCGTGCCCTGGACCCACGCTCGCTCGGTACCCGGTCGTTTGAGTACCTGCCGGTTTAGATAGCCTCGTCAAGGCTCACGAGTAGCACCGTGTAGGTGGTGACATACAGGCTTGCCCTGCCATCGGCCCACTTGAGCGGCCTGCCAGCGTCCTCCTCGCAGGCCGCCCGCGCCTTCTCCTCGGTGCTGAACGCGCCGTAAATGTTGCTCGTGTAACCATCCTGGTCGGATACGGCGATGTAGATGTTCATGACGTTTTCACCGTCCAGTCAAGGTTCTGACTGGGGCCGTTGAAGATGACGATCATGGCTACTCGGCCCTCTGCCGCGGCGGTTCGTACCCACGTAGCAGTGCATATACCTCCGTCTCCCGGTACCGCCGGTGCCCGCCCAGAGTGCGGATCGAGCCGATCTTCCCGGCCTGCGCCCACCTGGTCACGGTCTTCGGGTCCACGCGGAACATTGCGGCAACCTCACTCGGGGTCAGGTACCTCTCTATTTCTTCTGGCTTATCCGACATTTACAATCGCCCCTTTTGCTTGGCGAGGTTTTCCTCAGCGGCTGCTTCGAAACGGGCGCGGTGTTCGCTGGTCAGATGCCAGAACCCGCAGCCGTCGTCGTAATGCACCCGGTGAGGTGTTTTCCTGGTGCCGATGCGTTCCTCGACGAGAACTTCAGCCAGGCGGTCCAGTGCCCGCTGTTTCGATGTGAAAGCTTCCTTGCGGTGCTTGGCGCAACGGAAGATGCTGCCCATTGCTACTCCTCACTGGCGCGCAACTCGGCCATCGCCGCGTGTGCGTCACCCGCTGACATCATCCTCCTCATAGTGTCGGTGTCTGCGACCTCATGCCAGTCGGCTCCAGGGAGGTCAGGACGGTACATGACATGCACATACGGGGAAAACCGCCAGCCGCAGGAGATGAACTCCCCGACGCCGTCCTTGGTGCCCATCATGTGCTGGTGGGTCAGGTTATGTATGAGTCTCATGACGCACGCTTTCGTGATCGGGCGAATGACTTTTCCCACCCTGACGGGGGACGCCAGAGCGATGGGTAGCCACGGCAGGTGATGGGCGGGTCAGCGCGCCGGGGGTTCTTCAAATGCCAGTGCCAGGTGTTGTCGAACGCCCACGGGCTGCGTGTGTCCTGTTTGCCGAAAGTTGCGTCAGTAACAGTGACTTGCCCGATGATGAAGCCGCCACGGGTGGCCAGTTCCGGTAGCCGCTTCCGGCCGGTCAGTGCCAGGATCGTGTCCACGGCGTTGTCGTCGTAGGCGAGCCCGGCGTGGATGAGCAGGTTGCAGGGACTGATTCGCCGGGACCGGTTTTCGATATCCTTCCCGCCGTAGATCACCGCCCAGGCCCACGGCTGCCGCAACGTCACCACGTAGGTGGGCAGGTCAGTCATCAGTGATGATGTCTTCTCCGAAATCTTCGCCGTTTTCAGGCCAGTCTTTCACCGTCCAGCCGTGCCATTCCTGGATGTCCTCACCGCCGTAGGCGCTTCCGATCGCGTCCGCCGCGGTTTCGGCACCGTCAAGACGTTCCCCGGCGAGGTTCACGACCAGATTGACCACGTCGTCACCGGCGATGGTGTCGCTGCTCTCCATGTCATCTGGGTTGATGATTTCCTGGGCCTCGTCGGCAGCCCAGTTCAGGGCGCTGGAGACTGCTTCTTTGGTGTATGTGTATGCACTCGCAGCTTCGAGCAGAAGCCGCAGGTCGTTTCGGGAGATGGTCAGGCCCCTGTTCTTGGCGACTTCCCACGCTGCTTGTTCAGCGGCTGTCATTTCAGGCATAGTTTTCTCCTTTCACGGGTGCACGGCGGAGAACACCGCGACTTCGATTCGGTACAGAGTATGACAGTAGGGACATTCCCAGTCGTCGCCCCAGTCCGGCCGCTTGATCCACTGTCCGCACGGTTCGCAGTACGCGCCGTAACGGTCCATGTCAGCGGTGGCGAGGTCTCTTGCGTTGGACAGCCGCAGCACCGCCTTCGGGGCGGCGCGGAGCCGGTGGATGAGCAGAGTCCGCAGGTCAGGGGTGTCGGTCTTAGCGCGGGCGCTGACTCGCATGGAGAGCCGGTAATCCTCGGGGCTGAGCATGGTGGGTTCCTTGGGGCTTGGTGTGGTTCGTTCCCTAGTTCAAGTATACCACACCCTACTACCAGGTTACACTGCGTATGCCGCACGGAAGGAGGCACCATGGCACCCCGCAAACCAAAGCCCACCGACGACGACATCGCCCGCCGCAAAGCACGGACTCTTTCCCTGCGCGCCGCGGGACTGTCCCCCACGCAAATCGCACGGCAAGAAGCCGAAGAAAACGGCACCCCCCAGCGCAGCATCGCGCAAATCAACGCCGACATCAGCGAAGCAATCGCCGAACGCAAGCTCACCGGCGGGCGTGCACTGCAAATCGCGCTCGAAGAGGAACGCCTCGACGCAATCCAGCGAATAATGGAAACCGTTTTGAGGGGGAGTCAAGGTGGCCGGTGTGGTGTCTGCGGACGCGGCGGCGACCCAGCCCTGGCCATCAAAGCGTCGTCTGCGCTGCTGCGCGTAGGGGAGCGCAGGGCGTCACTGGTGGGCCTGGACGCTAAGTTCGGCACCGAACCAGACAAGGCCCCAGACAAGCTGGACGAGCTGCGCGCTAAGCGGGATCAGCGACTGAAGGAACTAGGGCAGTAAATGCAGGGCCTTACCCCGCCTACCCATTATTGGGTGCCTGAATACGATAAAACGTTCGGCGATGCCATTGCCGAACTGAATGAAGCTGCCGGTTTTACTCCTGATCCAGAGCAAAGACTCGCACTAGATGCCATTTTCGCGAAGAAATACGGTGGCCGGTCCGCCGCCTTTGAGGTGGGCATTGTATGCGGTCGCCAGAACATTAAAACCGCCTTGGAAATTATGGCAATAAATGGCTGGCTGTTCTATATGAATGAACGCCTGGTGGTTTATTCAGCACATGAGTTCGGCACTGCAATGGAAGTATTCAGGTTGATGGTGGACCTGATCACCAACTCCGACCTGCTCCGCCAGGACGTCAAGAAAATCGTCCGGAACCACGGCGAAGAAGCCATTGAACTGAAAACAGGTGCCCGGGTTATCTTCCGTACCAGAACCAAGGGTGGTGGCCGTGGCCTGTCCGGTAACAAGGTTGTTCTCGACGAGGGCATGTTCTTGAAGCCAGCCCATCTCGGTGCGCTGTTGCCAACGATGTCCGCGCAACCCGACCCGCAGGTGCTATACGGCTCCTCCGCCGGGATGGCGGAGTCGGAGGTGCTGCGTGATCTCCGCGACCGTGGCCGCGCTGGCGGTGAACCCACCGCTGCGTGGCTGGAATGGTGCGCCCCTGACCCGGTGATGGCTTGCGACGCCGGTGACCGCTGTACCCATGTGAAAACTGCTGTGGGGTGCGGCTGCGACAAACCGGACTACTGGGCGCAAGCGAATCCCGCGCTCGGGAAGCGCCGCTCGAACGGCACCGGACTCAGCTTTGAATACATCAAGGCCGAACGCAGAGCCCTGCCTGTGTCCGAATTTTGCCGGGAACGTATGGGCTGGTGGGACCTCCCTGAAGAAGGCGCGGCCCCACTGTCGGTGCCGCTTTGGAACGGGCTTGGCGGTTCCCAGGCTGGTATGGCCCGGATTGTCGCCGTCGGGGTGGATGTTTCGCCTGATTCCGCGGTTTCTGCCATTGGCATCGCGACGTGGAGGGATGACGGACTGCCGCACGTGGAACTGGTTGAGCATTTGCCTGGTACCGGGTGGGTGCTGGATCGCATTATGGGCCTCGTTGAACGGCGGAACCCGGTAGCTGTTGTGGTGAACCCGGCCGGTCCCGGCGGAGCGTTCGAGCAGCACTTGCGGAACCGCGGGCTCATCACCCTCGCCGATGATAAGCCGACGCCATTCGGTAAGCACCGCCTGGTCCTGACCACCAGCCGTGCGTACGCGCAAAGTTGTGGCGATTTCGCCAACCTGGTGACCAATGGCGGTTTGGGACATCCGGATCAGGTGCCATTGAACCGTGCCGTGGAAGGTGCGAGAACTCGTCCTATCGCCCAGGCATGGGGGTGGCTTCCGGCTCCCGGGTATGACATAACGCCGCTGGTGTCAGTGACGCTGGCGCTGCATGGCCTGGTCACATTCGGCGAAAAGAACCCGCCGGAACCATTTTTCCTTTCTTGATGGGAACGCCGGAGCGGGATGGCCAGTGATGGCCGGACGGGGGTTGGGCTGTGTTGGCCAGTCGCTGGGGTTGGCCGGGGACGGAACGGCTTGGTTTGTCGTGTTGATCGCCGACGGTACTGTGACCCCGGCGGACTTCCAGTCTACCACAGAATACTACCGGAGGTGACCACGTTGATCCTCACCCGGCAGGACGTAATGACGGCGATTCGAATAAGGAAGCTCCTGTTCCAGTCGAACAGCACAGGCGTCACCCTGGAGGAGTCAGCGGCGTACCTGGCGAAGGCGTTGCAGCTCAAGAATCGCTACCGGTACGGCAAATCCATGCGCGTGTAGGCTGAGCCCAACAAGCAACGTGGAGGTTCCAATGCCTGACCCTAAGGGCGAACTCGGCCAGATCGGACCGCATTCCGACCCGAACGGCGACGCCGCCTGGCTTGCCCAGCAGGCATCCCAGGACACGCAGGTTGGCACCGTGTCGGGTGTCAGCTACGACGACATGTCCCACAACCCGCCGGCCGGCGGATCGGGCAAGCCCGCTTACGACTCGTATAAGCATTCCGGCCGCAGTTAATCCGCGCTAGACCTAGTCGCCTGAACAGGTGCCCTGGCCTGTCCAGGCGACTAGCATGCTTTTATGACCTCAATGACGGCATTTCTGGAGCGGGTGGACCACGAAGACGTCACCGCCCGTGCCCGTGAAGTCAGTTTCATCGAGACTGTTGCCCGGCTTCTGGCGGTGACACTTTTCACTTTCGGCTGGGTGGTCGCGAAAACGTTCACCGTGGTGTGGTTCGCCGCCGTGTGGATGGCCTTGTCGTTCGCGGAGGGGTGGACCGCCGCACGTGCTGACACCAAAACCGTCCGCGAGATGAAGGCCGCACGTAACACCGGGGGGTAAGCCGTAAATGGGCGTTCTGGAGCGCGTCAACGCGAAGATGGCCAGGCGGTATTCGGCCGCGCCGTCGCAGCGTGACATGTCCCTGAACGTGGACGAATGGTCCGCCCTGTTCGAATTCGGTGGCCTGACGTACCCGTTGATCCAGACGACGATGGGCAACGTCAAAGAGGAACGGATCGTCGGCTCCACCATCGCTGCTCATCACGGCAACACCGCCGTGTTCGCGCTGGTGCAAGCGAGGATGCAGGCATTCTCCCAGATCAGGTTCCAGTGGACCCGGTTCAAGGGCTCCGACCCCGGTGACCTGTTCGGCTCCCCGGACTTGTCGGTGCTGGAGCACCCGTGGCCCGGTGGCCTGACCGCTAACCTGCTTGCCCGGATGGAAATTGACAACTCCATCGCGGGTAACTCCTACATTGTCCGGCCCCGGGGTGACCGGCTGGCCAGGCTCCGTCCTGACCTGGTGACGATCATTCTGGGCTCCCAGCTTGACGCCGATTTCCCGATGGACGCCGAAGACGTGGAGGTCGCCGGGTACGCCTACTGGCCGCGGTCGGGCCGGGCGAAGTTCTTCTTCCCGAATGAGGTTGCGCATTACGCTTCGCAGCCGGACCCGAACTTTCAGTTCCTGGGCATGTCGTGGCTGACCGCCTGTATTCGGGAAGTTCAGGGTGATTCGCTCGCAGTTGAGCATAAGGCCCGTTTTTTCCAAAACGCCGCGACCCCGAACCTGGCGATCAAGTTCGACCCAACGATCCCGATTGACATGGTGACGAAGTTCAAGGCCCTGATGGAGGAGGAACACAAGGGCGCGTTCAATGCCTACAAGACCCTCTACCTTGGTGGCGGCGCCGATCCGGTCACGGTCGGCAAGGACTTCCAGCAGCTCGACTTCGCCGCAACGCAAGGTAAAGGCGAATCCCGCCTGGCTGCGGCAGCGGGCGTGCCGCCGTCCTGGGTGGGCTTCTCCGAGGGACTTCAGGGATCGTCGCTGAACGCGGGGAACTTCAATTCAGCCCGGAGGCGGTTCTCCGACGGCACCATGTATCACCTGTGGATGACAGTGTCGGCGGCGCTGGAATCCATCATGGAGGTGCCACCTGGGGCGAACCTGTGGTTCGACGCGCGGGTGCCGTTCATGCGGGAAGACGCGAAAGATATCGCTGCTGTCGCGCAATCGCAGGCATCCACGATCACCGAGCTGGTGCGGGAAGGCTTCGAGCCGGATTCGGTGATCAAGGCGGTCGCTAACAACGATGTGAGCATGCTGAAGCACACGGGGCTGCTGTCGGTGCAGTTGCAGCCGCCGGGTTCGTCAGTGCCGTCTGAGCCGCAGAAGCCTGGCTTGCCGCAACTGGCGAAGTCCCGGCCGGTGATTGACCTGGTTCCGGTGTCGCGCGGGAAGACGAAAACACCGGCCAGCCCTGATCACGTGGACGGCTCTGACCATGTTGAGAGTTCAACGGCGCATCTGCTGGAGACTGTGTCTCATGACCTGGCGCACGCGCGCAGGCATCTGTCGCATTTGCGGGATTCGACTACGCCGGAGAACGCCGAGTTCAACCAGGACCATATTGATAATCACCTGGAATCGGCTGCGCAGCACGCGCAGCGGCTTGCCCGTCACCTTCGTAAGCATTACGAGGTGGAAGGCGCCGAACTGGATGCGCTGGAAGCGGCGCATCCCGCTGATGCGAACTCAGAACCTGTGGTGCTAAAGCCAAAGCGCCATATACCAGTTACGGTTAGCTCTAACGGAAAGGCTGCCATCGGAGGGCCGGATGAGCACTGACAGCGCACGTAAGGTGCGCCGTGCGCTGGACGGCGACCGTTCTGTCACCATCACCCGGGCTCACGTCCTGGAGGACATTCACATCCGTAAGGGCGGAACGGGCCGGGACGTGGTCGCTTACGCCGCGGTGTTCAACACGCCGTCGGAGATCGTAGACCAGGACGGGCACTACAACGAGCAGAACCACCCGGCGTCGTTTGACCGTTCTCTTTCCGACCGGGCAGACCAGATTTTCTCGGTGTACAACCACGCCAAGTCGCTGGACGGCACCCCGTCGGACATGTGGTCGGTGCCGTTGGGCAAGCCGCTGGAAATAAAGCCGGACAGGAAGGGCCTGTACACCGTCACCCGGTACGACCGGGGGCCGGACAACGACCGCATCCTCACCGCCATCGAATCCGGTGCGCTGAAGGGCATGAGCTACACCGGCGTGTTTGTCCAAAGCGACCCGGAAAGGTCTGGCCTTTCGCAGTACAAGCCGGACCGCAACGGCGAGCTGACGCTGGTGACCCGAAGGGAAATCGCCCTCATCGAGTACGGGCCGACGCCGATCCCGGCGTTCGTCACAGCGGAGATCGTCGGAGTCCGGGCGAGGGAACTAGCAGCCATGGTCCGCGGCGGGTACGACCCCGAGCAGGCCGCCCGGGAGGTCGTCGAGTTGAACGGATCTAGCCGCACCGGTGTGCCGGTTCACCACACCGACGTGTCCACCACCGACTACCACGTCAAAGCTGAAATCGGCAAGATGAAGTTCCCCACGTCGTGGGAACACATGCAGTCGCTGTACGCCCTTGCTGACCAGGCCGCTGGTGCTGAAAAGGGCGGCATGTACATGCCTGAGCACGGGCACTTGCCGCACCACCACGTCGGTGACGATGGCACGCCCGGCCCGGCGAACCTTATCGCCGCCCGGAACGCACTACTGAAGGCCGACACCATTGAAGGGTTCCCGACCGACAGTAAGCAGAAGGCGAAGGCGCACCTGCGGGCGCACATTGAAGACGCTGGCGCGTCCACGGCGGCGGATAACAAGACGTACCCAGCGGTGGTGACAGGAGCAGCAGGAATGACTTCCCATTCAGGCGCAGGCACCCAGGACGAAGCCGAGCGGGCCGCTGTTGCTCCCGCGGCGGATGACATGGGCAGCCCGGCACCGGAACGTGACACGACGGTTGCCACCCACGGGCCGCACACCGGCGCGCATGCACATAACCACAACGCCTACGCCGGCCCTGACGACAACAGTGACGGAATGCACGGCCACGAGCACGAACACCAGGGCGACGCGATGCACGACCACGACCACGAACCGGGTACCTCGGGCCGGGCCGGCAAGAAGAAGAAGAAGAACGGGAAGCAGTCTGACACTGACGACCTGGGCATGCCGACGAGTATCGGCGCGAAGTCGAGCCCGCCGGAGGACACTGACACCCGTTCCGCTCCCGACGTTGGCGATGACCCCGCTGATGGCAGTCACCGCGGCGGAAGTGTGGACACTTCCGCGTGGGACGCCGGAAAGGTGTGGTCCGCGGGTTCGGCTGCGAATGATCCGGCGAAGTTTTTTGCTGCTGTTTGCGCTGGCCGCCGTAACGGTGATTCGAAGCTGCAATCCACGTGGGCGCTTCCGCATCACTACAAGCCGGGTGACCCGCCGAACGCGGCCGGGGTTAGTTCGGCGCTTGGGCGGCTCGGCAATACCCAGGGCCTGGTGAACTCCACGGCGGCAAAGGCGCACCTGGAGGCGCACGAACGCGCCATTCAGGCGGCAAAGAGTGGTACAAAGGGTTCTAGCAGTTCCGGCAGGAAGCCAGCCGCCGCCGTCCCGCGTAACGCAGACGCAAGCACTGGGTCCGCAGCCGCCACGCCAGGGCCGCAGCCGCACCCGGCACATACCAGTACTACAAACAGGAGCGAAACGATGGCAGACCTTATGTCCATCGACCAGCGGCAGGCGCGGCTCGGCGAGGTCCAGCATCGTCTTCAGGAAATCGACGCCGAGAACATGGGCGCGGAGCTTCCTGATGACACCAGGACCGAGTGGAGCGCTCTTCAGCAGGAGCTGGTCATTCACCAGCGTGCCATTAAGGACGCGACGGCCCGGTCGGAGTACCTGCGGACCATTCTCGAAAACCCTGAGCTTCAGGGCTACACCGAGGGCACCGGCAACGCCGGGATCGGTTACGGCGAGACCAACGGCTACCAGCAGGTTCCGGCTGGTTTCGGTCCCGGTTCGCGCACCGCCCCGACTTACCGCCAGGCCAACGGCAACAATGCCCCCGCACTCTACAACCCGATGCGTTCGGAGCAGGTTTTCGACCTGACCGCGATCCGGCAGCGGGCGCACAACTTCGATGAGGTTCCGGTGCTGATGCGTGAGCACGCCATGCGGGCCATCGAAATGGTGCGTTACGCCGGGCCGAAGTCCCGGGAGGACTGCCAGTCCACGGTCGCGAATCTGCTGGACCGGGTGGATGACGAGCAGGGCACCCTGGCCCGGCGCGTGCTGGTCACCGGGTCTCCGGTGTACGACCGGGCGTTCGGCAAGATGCTCGGCAAGCTGTCGGTGAACGGCCTGTCCACGGAGGAGTCCCGAGCCCTTCAGCTTGGTGTGGACTCCGCTGGCGGTTTTGCGGTGCCGTTCCAGCTCGACCCGACCGTGATTCTTTCTTCGAACGGTGCTATCAACCCGCTCCGGCAGATCAGCCGGGTCGAGCAGGTCACCGGTAAGGAATGGGACGGTGTGACGTCCGCTGGCGTGGTCGTCAACCGTGTGGCTGAAGGTACTGAGGCCGCGACCGGTGACCCGCTGCTGGTGCAGCCCAACGTCCGCACCACGCGGGTGCAGGGTTTCGTGCCGTTCAACATCGAGCTGGACGTTTCCTGGGGCGCGCTGCGCAGCCAGATGACGAACCTGCTGATGGATGCCAAGGACGTTGAGGAAGCCACCTCGTTCGCCCTGGGCAACGGCACCGCCCCGAACGCCAACGGTGTCGTCACCACGCTGCACGACCAGTCGGCCGGTTCGCTGGTGAACACGGCGGGCACGGCGACGCTGGCGATTGGTGACCTGTACAACCTGGAGAACGTGATGCCCCCCCGGTTCCGGCAGCAGTCGGCGTACGTGGCGAGCAAGACGACTTTCAACCGGTTCCGGCAGCTTTTCCAGGCGCTGGCTTCGGCCGCGTTTGACTCGTGGGTGCGGCCTTCGGCTGGTACCCCGGCGACGTTCAACGGCTACCCGGCGTACGAGCTGTCCACGATGACGAGCGCGATCACTTCTGGTTCCCTGGTTCTGCTTCAGGGTGACTTCAGCCAGTTCCTGATCGTGGACCGTATCGGTATGGGCATCGAGCTGATCCCGCACCTGTTCGGCCCGACGAACCGGTTCCCCGTCGGTCAGCGCGGCATCCTGGCGATCTGGTTCAACAACTCCAAGATCCTGGTTCCGAACGCTTTCAGGCTTCTGTCTGTCCTGTAGGCTCGCAGTCACTGGGGACTGTCGCCGCCCCCCTGGTCCTGAACCGGGGGGGCGGCTTCATGTCTACAATCGGGTATCTGACTCGGAGGTGGACATGCCGTTGCGCACGTTTTTCAAGGCGGTTGAGCCCGGCAGTGCCCAGTGCGTGTACACGGCGAAGGCGGGTGACTTGGAAGTCACCATCGCGACGTTGCCGCTTCCTGGGCAGGGACAGTCGTCGAGCGGGTACAACTTTTACGTTGGCGGCCCGGAGCTGGCGAACGACGGCGGCGGCGGCTTGTACGTGATGACGTCGCAGTTCTCCACCCAGGTCGAGGAAGGCGACGAGGTCTACGTGGCG